CTTCCCATGGATTCAAGTAAATGATACTGAAAATAACGTTTATATCTGGTTACCACCAACGAGAGATGTTGTTAGAAACACAGCATTGACCGATAATATTGCATTCCCATGGTTTGCTGTAGCTGGTATCCAAAGAGGTAACGTTGACGGTATCAAAGCAAGAAAGAAACTTACATTGGATGAGAGAGATACATTGTATGCTGCAAGAGTTAACCCAGTGACAACTTTCGCATCAGAAGGTATCAAGATATGGGGTAATAAAACAATGCAAGTTAGAGAGTCCGCACTTGACAGAGTTAACGTTAGACGTCTACTTCTTCAAGCAAGAAAACTTATTTCTGCCGTATCTATCAGATTGTTGTTCGAACAAAATGATGATGTTGTTAGAAACCAATTCTTGACACTTGTTAACCCAATATTGGATAACATTAGAAGTGAAAGAGGTCTTACAGATTTCCGTGTGGTTCTTGTTGATACACCAGAATCAATCGATAGAAATGAATTGAATGGAAAGATATTCTTGAAACCTACTCGTTCTCTTGAATATATTTCAATCGAATTCAACATCCTTAATACTGGAGCTTCTTTCGAGAATGTATAAAGATTAAGATGATAATAAAAGAAAAAAGCCTAGAATTATTCTAGGCTTTTTTTGTATTTAATAGTACCACAATCGTAAATACGATATATACCTCTGTTTAACATTATTTGGTGTTCAGTTAATTTAGAATCAAAACCTTCACGTACCAAAACATCTTTCCTAAAATTAAAACGATGTTTTCGAGTCTTACCTATGACATACCAATAATTGGGTTTGGATTCTGATACAATATCAAAACCATTTTTTTCATAAACTGAACCTTGTGACCACCTTTTATCAGCATATGATATTATATTTTTACCATTATTATTTTTAATGAAATGTTTCAATAGTTTACTAAAACTACCAATGACATTTGTATCTAATTTCGAACAGAACCTTAATAATTCAATGTCATTTTTATTGCCGTTCATTATTAGTCGACTATTACCAAAGGTCATTATTGAAATCAATTCATCATTATAATACAAGCCTATATTTGTTTTAGATACTGTATCACCTTGAATATGATTCTCATTAAGGAATTTAACTTTATTCTTATATGGAACTTCTTTAACTTCACATTTTCTAGCATAAATTCTATTCTCAGTCAGACCTAATAAGTTTTTTAACCTACTTTTAACGATATTCTGTTTATCTAACCATTCATCTTCAAATATGTGTATTAATTGAATACCATTAGATTCACATGCTTTAGTTTTATCGATATGATAATTGTTATCTTTATGTAGTTCTGAATGCCAATATAAACCGTTAAATTCAATTGCCAACTTATGTGATGGTATGTATATATCAATTTGATATGGTGGTATAATACTTTTTGACGATGTAATTGTTTCTAAGTTAAGACTCTTTAAATACTCATTAATTTCGAGTTCTTGGTTAGATACTGAACTACTACATTTTGTACACCCATGACCATTTATATGGATATAAGGTGATTGCTCAAAATCACCATGTATTGGGCAGTTAATTAAAACTTTATTTCTTATATCTTTATATTGTACCTTAGAATAATCATATTTATCTTCATGTACCTCTTTAGCCTTATCAATAAAATCATCAACAGTATAGGTCAATTTTAACTTAACTTTATTATCACCACATTTAGGACAACCCTTACCTCTTAAATGGTTATACGGTTGTTGTTTAAATTCACCATGTTCGTTACAAACGATGGTAACCTTAGTTTTACTATCAATATAATTAACTTTAGAGTAATTATACTTACCATCATGTTTATCAGTGGCTTTAGCTATAAAATCATCAGTACTGTATTTATTTTCACTCGATGTTTTAATTGTACCACACATTGGACATCCTTGACCCTTTAAATGATTGTGTAATAATTGTTCAAAATCACCATGTAGTGGACAATTAATTGTAAGTTTATTAACCGTATCCACTTTATAAATTTTACTGTAACTATACTTATTATTATGTTTTTCTTTAGCTTTTTGAATAAATGAATCAACAGTCCATTTAGTTTTACCAGTACAATAAACACAACCTTTCTTACCCCTTAAATGCTCTGAAGGTGCTTGATGGAAGTAGTAATCATGTTTTTTACAACGTATTTTTATTTTAGTCTTTGAATCAATATAATTGATTTCTGAATAATCAAAAGCGTCACCAAATTTTTCTTTACACTTATTTATAAATTTTTCTTTACGGTCTATCATTTTTTTTAATTTCTAACTATTTATATACAAAGTAACTAAATTTTTAACATATACAAATATACATTTTTTAAAAACATTATTTTAATAACATACTCAATTACGCTCTTTGACAATAAAAAACATAATCAGAGCCTACCTTCACTGGATGTGCCAAACTGATTATAATAATAATATCGTTCGGAACAAACGATTACAGACGTGGAGCAAAAATAAGTCCATTATAATTATATGGCATAAGCAATGAAACGTTTAAAATTCTTAATTGGCTTGTAACAATTAAGAAGCCTGATATGTAATCAGGTAGTTCACATACAAAGATAATAATAAATATTTAAAAAACAAGAAAAATGGCAGACTTATTAATGAAAATGCCCCTACCGTATGAGCCAAAAAGAAAAAATAGGTGGCTCTTGAGATTCCCTTCAGATTTGGGTATTCAAGAGTGGTGGTTGGCCTCAGCATCAAGACCTACAATTACACAATCGGATGTTGAAATTCCGTTTTTGAACACTTCAACCTATGTTCTTGGTAGATTTCTTTGGGAAGCTATCGATGTGACTTTTAGGGATGCTATTGGACCTTCAACAACTCAAGCAATTATGGAATGGGTTAGATTGGGTTCTGAATCAATTACTGGTAGACAAGGTTATGCTGCTGGTTATAAAAGAGATGTTTATTTGGAAATGCTTGACCCGACTGGTGTTGTTGTTGAAAAATGGGAACTTCAAGGTACAATGTTAACAACCGTTAACTTCGGAGATTTAAGTATGGACGATGACGGAATAGCTGACGTTAGTGCAACACTTAGATTTGACCGAGCTATACTTCTCTTCTAAAAATTAGAAAACAAAAAAGCTATATCGAATACAGTACTTGCTTTACTTTTTACATGTTTTAAATTAAAATGTGTAAAAGGTAAAGCATTTTTTTTATAAAAATGTTATTACTGATATTTAATATAAAAGAGTTATGGATAGAAATTACAGGTTACTGACCAAAAAACAAATTTACGAAAGATTTGATGTTGATTATATCAGAAAGTTAATTGAGTATTCTGATATGAAAAATCCTATAAAAACTAAAACAACGATACATAAAGCATTATTTGAAGAATTCGGTGGTGATAATGAACCGAAAAAATTAAATGAATTAAAGGATGTTGAACAAATAGACGATAATGATACGGTTCAAATACCAAAAGCTTTATTTGATGAGATGATGAAGTTTTTAAGTAATAATAAAAAATAAAAAATAGTTTTAAGATGTCTGACACAAAACCAAATGTATTTCCACAAGGTGGTGATAAAAAACCTGTTGAGGAAACTACACCGCCAGTTGGCGTATTTGAAATACCAGAAGAGCAGAGAAAAGCTGCTGAAGAATTAAAGAGACGTGCAGAAGAAGAAGTTGCTGCTAGAAAAGCTGCAATGGAAGCTGCTAAGGTTGTTGAACAACCAAAACCTATTGCTCAACCAGAGGTTAAGAAAGTTGAATACAGTCCTTTGGCTGAGCCTAAATGGGATGCGGCATTTGACTTGGTGCCATTACCATCAAAGGGTAAATTATATAAAGGTGTTAGAGAAAATGTCAAAGTTTCTTATATGACAGGTTCAGATGAGAATATATTGACATCACCAAACTTGGTACAGAGTGGTAAATTCTTGGAGATATTAATAAGCCGAAATCTATTGGAACCAAATCTTAAGTATAAAGACTTGCATGTTGGTGATAGAAATGCTTTGATGATTTGGTTAAGGGCCAGTGCTTTTGGTAACATTTATAATGTATCGATTTATAACGATGATTATGAGTTGGTTGAAGGTGAAGTTGATTTATCTGAGTTAAAATATAAACCGTTGGGTGCTGAACCAGATGAGAATGGTTTGTTTGATTTCAAATGCCCAGTTAGTGGTAATGATTTAAAGTTTAAGTTTTTAACTGCTGGTGATGAGGATGAGATTGAAGCCAAATTAGCTGAAGAAACTAAAAATGGTGTTGAAGTAAATAATCGTTCAACATATACACTACATAAACAGATTGTTGGTGTCAATGGTAATTTTGATAGTTCATATGTTCAGAAGTACATTGAGAATATGCGAATAGGTGATATAAAGGCATTTAGAAAATACGTTGATAACATAGAGTCAGGTATCGACTTACAGGTACAAGTTCGGACAAGTGGAGGTGAGTCCATTTCTACGTTTCTTCCCATTGAGTCCAACTTTTTTTGGCCTGACATCTGATTACCGAGCTAATTGGGAAGAGGAGCTTTTTATATGTAGAAAACATATAGGGTGGTCTCGTCAGGATTTAATGGATATGTCTATAAACAGTAGACGCTATCAGATTCACTTGCTTAAAACGGAAAATAGGGCAAGAGAGGAACACTATGAAAATATGCGAAAAGAATATAGTAATAGTGGTAAAGGTAAACGTACAAGAACAATAGGTGGTGAGGAACTTAAGAACAAATTAAGGAATGGTGAAATAAATGCCTAAAGAAGCATATTTACAGTAAATGATTTGTTAAAAATGATACTCACTGAAAATCAATATAGAAAACTATTGGAGGTTTTAAACTTAAAGTCCCCTTTTGCTAATTTATCTGTTGGTAAAATTATTGTTGTCACAGCAAAAAGTGCAAAGACGGGTGAACCATTCGATTTCAAATTCAAAGTTGTTGAAGATTTGGGTGATTCTTGGAAATTGGAAAGTTTAACTCAAGATTCAACATTCACTGGTTTTGAATGGATTATTAAGAAAAATGAGGATGTAAGTGACAGTGATATCAAATCAAAAAATATCAGCAAAAAAAGTAAGAAAGAAACGAACTACACATTAAAAAGAGTAACCGCAATGGACCTTGATGATGCTTCAGCTGATGATGATGAAGATGAGGCTCCAGTTGATGGTGAAGATGTTGAACATCCAGAAGAAGGTGAAAAATGCGTTATCGACAATAAAGATAAGGGTAATGTGGTTAAATATGCTAAGTGTTATAAAGATAGAATCATTGAAGATGAAATTAATGAATTAAGAAATATTATTCAAGAAGACAAAGGTTTCTTTTTTGAAACAAATGAATCTAATCGATTAACTTTTAATGTTTTAAGTAAAACCGATAAGGTTGCTGTAATGCAATTAATGATTGTTGATGACTCAAGATATAGTAAATTAAAACATAGTAGATTCAATTTATTTTTTAAAAATGGTGTTATTGAACCATCAGATAAAACTGAATTTTATAGGAATTTTAATTTAGTGCAAATAATTGGAAAAGCTGATGGGACAGATGAATATAAACCAATAAAAGTTTCCGATGTCAGTGATTATAATGTTACTGAATGGGTTGATAAAATTGGTGATGAAGAAGATGCTGAGGGTAATGTACTTAAAAGTGTTAATGGTATTGTTGATGATTTAAAAAAACTAATAGATGAAAATGATTATTTTAAATTAACGTTAGGTGATTCAAGCACTATGACTTTTAATGTTGTGGATAAAAAAGAAGCAAAGGTACTTGGTAAGGGGTCGACCTTAAAATCTGCAACAATAAAATTAGTGGATACTGATAATGAAAAGTTTTCTAAGCGTGTAGGTGTACAATTAGTTATAGACTTTTCAAAACCAGATGATTTAGTAAAATTAAATGGTGACGTCTTTGATTTAATATTAAAAGGTAAACAAGTTAAAAAACCATTTTTTATAAAAAATATCAAAAAATACGAACCAACATCATTTACTGAAATCGATGATGAAGAAGATGAAGATGAGTTAACGTCAGATGAACTATTTGATTTGATAAATTCAAACCCAAATCTTAAAAAGTTTTTTGTTGATAGACCTAAACTATTGGGTTTTATTGAAGGTGCTGATTATAAAGGTTTATCTAGGGTATATCAAATATTAAATAATAAAGGGTTTGTGTCTGATGACGAAAAAAGTGGTAAAATCACAACAGAATTTAGTAACAATAGATTTGTTGAATTTAAATATTTAGAAGACATCACTTTAGATACTAAACCTGGTTCAGCTGAACCTAAATTAGAACTTAAAAAAGGTGTAGATGAAAGAGCTAAAATTCAAAAAGTTAAAGAAAAAACCTATTTTAGCTATACACATAAAATTAATGATACAGAAAAAATAAATGTTAAAATGTTATTAACCGATGAGGCTGGTAATGGAGTTTTTAATGTTAAAGTTTATACGGATAATCATCTTGAGAAAAAAACAAAAATAAAAGTTATTAAATATAACATAATATAAATAAATTATGGCAAGTAATAATTGGGATGATATAGCTAAACGTTTAGCCGAACAAGAAGCTTTACAAAATAAGGTAAATAACAGTGCTGCTGAATATCTTAAATTAGTAAAGGAGATTGGTTTATTACAGGAAAACTTAAATAAACT